GGGGTTTTAATGCCATTATTCCTCCACATCTTGGTTATTTACATCATAGTAAGGGAATCCATAGTTTCTGTTTTGATTATCAAACATTTTTTGATATTGGTAAGGCTGACCTGCTAAAGCCATAAACATAGCAGCTAATCCACCTTGCTCCCCTTCTTTGCCTTTTAATAAAGCTGCAATTTTAGCAGTTCTATCGCTCCATTGCTTAGAATACTCTTCATACTTAGTTGATCCCTCTTCTTCTCCAAACTTTCTTATAAAATCTTTTTTATCTAATTTTATACCGCCTAATTTGCCTTTATCTGTAAATCTATCAAGTCTTCGATCTTTAAACCTATTGCTACGTTTATCTTTATAATTTTCATATTCAGTTGGACCAGCTTTTTCTCCAAATCTATCTATAAAATCTTTTTCAGATAATGCAATTCCTCCTGCCTTTCCTTCTTCTGTATATCTATCAAAACGCTTATCTTTTTGGCCTTTTCTCCAATCTTTAAATTTATTCTTTACATTTTCCATACCAGCTTCAAATTTATCTCTTCTATCTTGCCTTTTTATTTGTCGCCATGCTTTATTAAAATTAGGCATATTATCAGCTAAAAGCTCTTTTTCTGTTATATCTACATCAAATTCTGGATCTTTAAGTAAATCTACATCCTCTGGAAAAACAAGACGACCTTCTTCATCTTCTGTTATACCATCTCCTACAGGATCTGCACTTAACAAACCTCTTCTATCTACTTCAGAATAGATGTCGTCTAACCTTTTTTTAGAATCTTTCATTGCTAAATCTTTATTGAATTGCTCTAATTCTGTTAAAGTTTGATCAAAATTAGGATCTTCTGTTTCTGTGATATTTATATCTTCATCATAAAATTCATCATCAGATGCTATATCCATAGATGGTCTTGGAGGAGCTTTGGGTAATTCTATCAAACTTCCTGTTTCAGGATCAATCATTTGATTATTAGCTAAATCACCATAATAACCTTCAGCAGCAATTTGTCTTATTTCATCCATATCAGTAGTACCATATCTATCCATAAGATCTTGCTGAGCTGCCCTTTCTTCTGCAGCAATATCATCTCCAAAAGGATCATAGTCTGTTTGACCCATACGCTCATTATAACCTTCAATTGCTTCTTGGCCAAGGCCTGTATTAGCAAACAACCCTTCTCCTTCTTTTCTTTCTATGGGATTACCAAAGAAGTTCTTAACTTTTTGTCCAAAGGTTAAGCCTTGTTCAGGACTATCTAATTGCCCAGCATCAGGTGATTGAGACATGTTGCTTGCAAGCTGTCTTTGATTAAAGTCTCTAAAACTACTATAAGGGTCAAATGAGGGTTGATCTACTGTGTATGGGCTATTTTGTAAAAATTGTGCGTTTTGAGGATTAGTAAACTTATTGTTCATAGTTTGCTCATTAACCAAGTTAAAGTTATCCATAGATGGCATATTTAACTGAGGTATTTGTGCAGGTAAAGTAGTTATGGGCTCTTGATAGTTAGGATGTCCTGGTAATGGTTCATATGTAACTGGATCATAGTTATGATAATCTGCTATTGTATTAGGGTTTAAGCTATCAGGAAGAAAGCTTCTGTTAAATTCTTTCTTTAAGCTATCTATATTAGCCATATAATAAAATCTCCTCTTTTTGCACTATTTTAAGCGTATATATAGCTATAATATACCGCTATTTAGCATAGCTATGCAAGAAAATACTTGTTTAAGTAGCATATAGAGCTATTACTAGCTATTATAATAGCTATTTATATCTTTAAAAATACACAAAAAAAAATATTTTCCAAGCCTTTTTTTCTTTATCGAGGAGAAATAACCCATTTTTGAAAAATTAGGTTGAGAATGTGTGCACTAGATATACACTACACGGTACGCCTTGAATTTCGGTGCTATGGGGGCTAACTACGTTGAAATTCAATGCTATCCGTGGTCTTGAAATTGCCCTGCAATTTCGCTTCCCTTATTATTTTTGCTAATTTAATTAATTATAGGAGTAAAATTGTCATGTTAAAGAAAATAACCGAAACAATTTCACAATATTTCAGTGAGTCTTTTAATCTAGAAACGTTTGCTAGAGAGAACTTTATACTTTTACCAATATCTAAAGCAAAGCAGAAAACTCAGACTCACAGAAATATGCTAGTTAAAGAGCCATTAATGCATTTCCTACTACAATCATATACGATTGAAGACGTTTGCGACTTATGCAATGAACATATGCCTGATTATAAGTTCATTCAACCTAATAAGTTCTCAAGTGCTATTATAGGATTGCATAAAACTAATCAGACTAATGTAGTAGGAAATACTAATGAGTCTGCTCTTTAACTAGTAAAGTAATACATATAGATAATTGTGCTATGATAGAAATATTGTAGTACAATTATCAGTATTATTAAATTTTTTTTAATTATTTTAACAACAACACGGCAATTTTATTAAATACAAAAAGGATAAAATATGAAAGTAAAACAACTAATTAATAGTGCAATAATAGTTATTAAAAATAATGATAAAAAGAAAGCATTTAAGCATTTTATAAAAGAAAATAAAGAGGCAAAGCAATTCTTTTTTGTAAGATAAATATATAAACTGAGGGAAGGAGGGAGATAGCAGATGAAGTTCAATCAATACCAATAGAAACCTATCGAGGACAAAGTGTAGGTTTATATTAAATAAACAATAATCGGCTGATATCCTAATATTATAATGGCCTGTAATATTATAAAACTATCAACTATGAATAACAGATAAAATAGAGGAACTGACTTAATACTGAGTATTATGTAACAATAACGATGTCTTATGGGACGAACCTATAAGGCATCACCTCTATTATTAAAAATTTAAAAAGGAGAAAACAATGCAAGATAAAAGATATTTTAGCAATCATAGAGGCGTAAGTATAATAAGCACTGAATTTTCATATGGTGGTAGAGAAGGACTTTATGAAGTAGCAGTTATAGCATGGTGGGAAGATAAAAAAGGAAATAAGAATTGGGCTATTGATTATTCAACAGAAATAACAAATGATGTTATTGGAAATTTAACTATGGAAGATGTTGAAAAAATATCAAAACGAGTAGAAAAATTATCATCAAGAGATAATGAAGAACCTGATCTACTTGAATTAAAAAGTTTTTGGGATTTTGAAATAGATGAAATTAATAAGGAGATAAACTAATGGAATATTTTATAACAATAATAGGATTATTAGTATACAGTGATGATGTAATCAAACCTTATTCATTTTTTGTTAAATGGGACAATGTTCAATCATATGAAACACATTACAAAGCAAAGGCTGTAAATGGTGGAATGAAAATAACATTTACATTAAATGATAATACTAAAACAACACTCTATATAGATGATGAAGAGTTTTTTATTAAACTTATCAAAGGATTAAATCAGCAAGTAATGAGTGATGTTATGTATAACAATAAACAAGCAAAAATAGAGGTTGATTGTGGTAGGTAGTTATTGTCCTTACCATTATAAATATCAACTAGTAAAGTGGGCTAGCAAGAGGTTTAATGCACCTAAAAGCAAATATATCAAAATGTCTAAAAGACAACTTTACGCTATTTACTACAATACCAAGTAGTTTTATGTTAGCACACAGCCAAGGATTTCGCTACATTCCTTTCCTATCATCAGATAGTTTGTAGTTTTGCCTTGGCTAAAAATTAAATAAGGAGATAGTATGGAAGAATGGTTAAGTGCATGTTGTTATTCTCCACCTTTATATGATTTATGCATAGAAGAAGGCATAGAACCAATAGGTTTATGTATGCATTGTAGAGATAATACAACATTTGAATTAATAAAGGAGGAAGAACATGAGTAAAATGGCTGAATTAGCAGCAGAAAGAGATAAATGGTCTGACGATAATTTTGTAGACTATTTATTAGGTAAAGTAGAACTGATTTATGAAAATAAAGGAGAAGCAAATAATGTTCAAAAAAAGAAAAAAAGAAATAATTATAGCCTTGATATTAGGCGTAATGATATTCTTAACAGTAAAAAATAGTCAAGACAGACAAAAAGAAGAAGAACTAATGAATGAAAAATTAAGTGAAATGTTACTTAAAATAGATTCTTTAGACACTTTATCTTTTAACGAGGCTTTCGGAATAATGCATCATAAATATGGCGAAAATCACATATTTAGATGGAACGGAAATGAATACACAACTAACATAGAAAAATAAGGAGGGCATATAATATGTCAGAAACTAGCGATACAAAAACAATCAATCTATTAAATAACGGAGAGTTCCAATCCAGAGATATATCTTCAAATACTGTTCTAGAGTTAAGAACAGAGTTAGATATACCTGCTGATTCATCAGTTAATATTGGAGGAACTGTTAGACAAAATGACTTTTCATTGTCTGACGGAGATTATGTTGCTTGGACAAGTAACAATAAAGTAGGTGGATAGTAAATAGTAACTTTAAATGAGAGTCAAGATATAAGCCTGATGAAGTTGGCTCATAGTATTTTCAACTCTGGTCATCATAAAACTAGACATGAGTGGCGGTCTAGCACGGCTCTCATTTAATTAACAATAAAATATAGGGAGATATAAGACTTAGGTCAGTATAAAACAAAACTACCGAGCAATCTCCCTATATAAACGAAAGGAGCAATTATGCAAGAATTAAACATAGGTCATATAAATGTTAATGTAGAACATATTTCTTCATTAAAAGATATAGATCAAGATTTAGCAAATTCTTTGGCAACAGGGCCACAAGATATGTTCTTTACAACATTAGATAGATTTAATGATTTATTAAATATGAGAGGCATTGATCCAATAGATGTAACTAATAAATGGAATTGGAAACCTGGTTCTTATGACAAAGTTAAAGAATATATGTCAAAACAAATACATTTACATAAAAAATCAAATGGTATGTGGAATCTTATAGATAGAACAAAACAAAGAGCAAACTATTTAGATTACATAAATAGAATAGCAAGAGATCTTGAAACAACTAAAATGGATTTAAAAAGATTAGGAGTATCAAGAGATGTAGATGTAGACGAATTTCAAGAAAAAACTACTAATTTTGTAACAAACTTAGAACAACAAACAGATACTGCATATGATGCATCTAATGGAAAGGTTGATATTAGAGTATTCTTTCATCAATCAAATAATGCAAGAAATGCGTCATTATATTATGAAATAGTTATTCGTAATATGGAAATGTCTGTATTTAACGGAAGAGAAACTTCTAAATTAATACAAAAAATAGATTTAGGAGAAGATACTTACCTAAGAATAGTAACTAAAATTCCATTTAGACATGTAATAAACAAAATGCAAATATCTAATAAAATGGTAACTAAAGGCTATTTACATTCTTATTTGCCTATACAGCATCCATATATATCTGCTTATGGAAATAATTACAATACTGTATGTTATGACAAGTTTGCAGATGATATTATGAAATGTTTTAAAGATAGTAATATGATTGCATTACAACATCATTTATTATCCTGGTCTCAATATTATCATACAAATCATAGTAATCCTTATAATCCTATACATAAAGTGCATATAGGTATGCCTGATTATTATAATACTGAATATCATGCAGTTGTTAATGATGTTCAATCATCTTGTGCACAAAGAATGGCATCTAAATATGAAACTTATAGTTATGATATAGGTTCTGAGAATGCTAAAAAATTGTTAGATGCATGTCATTCTGTTAAATGTAAATACATGAATGATGGTTGTATTTTATTTAAATCAACAGATAGAGCCATAAACATAGATGAAGATTATTTATGTGAAATAGAAGCAATGGTAGGTTATATATATGAATTGCATCGTGATTCTATGTTAGTATCAAACAGGGAATATCCATCTTGGCCTTTTATAGATGAATTAACTAATGAATATGGTATTAACATTGAAACAGAAACAGGATTTGAATGCGATCAATTACTTTCAGCATCAATGTGGAATATGAGAAAATTGCTTAAAAAGGATTTTTATATTTGTACACATAATATTTTAAGAAATGCTGATTATTGGACAGGAAAACCTGATAACAAAGAAGAAAGAGTACAACAACAAATGTTGCAATGGGCAACAAATAACGGAAGGAGAAATTAATGGAGTTACAAGATATGTTTTACATAACAGAAGAAAACTGGTATAAATTACAAGCATGGGCTAAATTGGCTTATGACAAAGATAAAAACGAAATATCAGGATTAATGACTGCTATTCCACAAAAAGACGGCAGATTTGAATTAAAAGATGTCGAAATATTAAAACAAGAGAATACAGGAACTAATACTGATATTGAAGGTCAATCAGTTACTGATTATAAAATGAAATATGCTATGAAATATAAAAACAAGAATATGAAATATGTATGGTGGCATTCACATCACACTATGGCAGCATTTTGGTCAGGAACTGATGAAAAAGAAATAGATGCATGGGAAAATGAATCATTTTCACTTGCTTTAGTTGTCAATCTAAAAGAAGAATATAAATTTAGAGTAAGCTTATGGAAAGCAAATGGATTACCAATCAAAGAGCATTATGATACAGAGCTTACAATAGAAAGAGAACAGCCTAAAGTAATTATAACAAAAGATATGGAAAAGCAATATGAAGAACTTTGTTCTAATAAAGAATTTTATAATGCTTGGACTCGCAATACATATAAGAATTATAATCCAAGGCAAGGGACTATATTCAACACAATGGCAAATACATCTAATGAAAATTATTTAATAATAGAAAGCGGATATTCTCAATTAATAGAAGAATTAGATAATTTAATAGATGGAATAACAGATGGGAGCATTAAAACTAAACAGTTTAAAAAAGAAATAAAAGAGATTAATAAAAACTTAAAAAAAGCTGATATGCCATTTAATGTTCCTGATATATCTACTAAAAAAGAAACATTGGTAGATATATTGATGACTAAATTACCATGTGATTTAGTTAATTGGACTGATGACAAATACAAAAACAGAATAGAAGATTATAATAATCAAATATATGGAGGTTTTGGATATGGATATTAATATACGATCTAGAGGATTAGTAGACAATCTAAATCAATTTAATTATCATATATTAGGTTGCGGTGCTATAGGTAGTGCCGCAGCCATGCAGCTATGTAGAATGGGTGCAGAGAACTTTGCTTTATATGATAATGATAAAGTTGATACTGGTAATGTAGGCGTTTCACAATATACTTTGTATGATGTAGGTCATGCAAAAGTAGATATGTTGCATTCTAAGCTAAAAGATATAAATGATAACTTAGAAGTAACATGCGTTGATGAAAGGTTTAAAAACTATGTATATATGAACAATGATGACATAATTATACTAGGTTTTGACAGCATGGAGTCAAGGTTAGACGCTGTTCAAGCAATAACAACATGGAAACACTGCAAACCATTTATGTTAATAGACGGTAGAATGGGAGCAGAACATTACCAGCAATATACATTATTAAACCCTACTTTAAAAGAATATATGAAAGTTTGGTATTCTGATGAAGAAGGTAGCGAAGAGCCTTGCAATATGAAGGCAACAAGCTATTGTAGCAATATGAGTGGAAGCTTTATAGCAAATGCTATTAGAAAGGTTGTGACAAAACAGCCTTATGAAAGTTTTATATCATTTCATTTTCCTACAATGACAATAGAAAAAAATAGTTGTTTTAAATATTAAACTATATTAAATTAACAAGCCTGGGGGATAGATATCCCAAATACTTTAGCCAATGCTATTCCTCAGGCCCTTTCGTCAACAAATAAAAACAAGGAGAAGTTATGGCACTTAAAAAAGTGAAGAGGAAAGTAGTCTCTAATAATCCAAAAACCATGCTCTTATATGGTGCTCCAAAAGTAGGTAAAACTACTATGTTAAGTAAGTTAGATAATTGCTTAATCATAGACACTGAACAAGGAGCAAACATGGTAGAAGGTTATATAGAAACTGCTAATAATAGAAAAGAACTAATGGACATACTCAAAGAAGCTACTGATGGACATGAATTTGATTATGTAGCAATAGATACAATAGATAAAGTAGCAGACTGGGCAGAGAAAGCAGTTTGCGAAGAAGAAAGCGTATCAGCAATACAAGATTTAGCATTTGGTAAAGGCTTTGCTATGGCAAGAGATAAAGTGCTAAATACAATCAAATACCTACGTCAAATATTTCCACATGTTATTATCATCGGACATAGGAAATGGGCTCAAGCAGTCGTAGAAAGCAAAGCTATAGTACAACCAGAAAGCCTAGATTTAACTGGAAAGTTAAAAAATATGATAATGGCTGATTGTGACGCTATAGGGTATGTTTTTAGAGATGATAAAGGCAAACTAAAGATTACATTTAATTCTAATGAATCTTTAGAAGCTGGTAGTAGATGCGATCACCTTAAAGGTAAGGAGATTGACTTTAATTGGAAACTAATATATAAGGAGAATAAATAATGGCTATATTTCGTCCAGAAACAAAACAAACAGGAACAAGCAATTTCTTTGGTGTTTGTGAGTTAGGAATAGAAAAAATAGAATGTAAAGCAGATATGTATGATTGGGCTGATATTTACATTGATGTTACTGTTAAACAAAAAGGCAGTGAATACACTAGGAACATGAGATTAGTTGGTTCTTTAGAGAAAGATGCCACAGGTAGTATTACAGGTGGCAGTGTTCTTAAAAGAGTATATAACTTTTTTGATGTTATAGGCTGCAAAGCTGGATTAAATATCAAAGGGACATGGGAAGATGAAGAAGGTATTCAAATAGAAAATATAGGAGAATATTTGAATAGAGAATACATAAATCCATTATCAGACTTTGATTATGTAGGCTATGTTTATAAAGAAAAGCCAAAAAAGGCTGGAGACAAAGCATGGACTAAGGTGTATCCAAAAATATATGCAAACACATCTGAAGGCAAAAGCAAACTAGAAAGTGATATTAAATGGCTAAAAGAAAAAGGCTATTTAAAAGAATTTACTGGAGAGCCAGAAGCTAATGGCAGCAATGAAATAGATGATATGCATACAATGTCTAATTTATAATGTTTGTAGAGATAGCAAAAGGTACTCCTTCAAATAGAGGTATATTGATCCCACACACTGAACTCGCTAAGTATCTTCAAGACGAAGAACCCATATATAGGTCAGTATACCTCTATGGAGAAGACGCTAAAGAATATGTAGATCAAACAGGATCTTTAAAGAATTTCTTTGGCATTAGACATATAGACAAAATACCTATTGATATCGACAAAAAGGACAATTCTGATGAAAAAACATTAGATATGTTAAGAAGCATAATACTAGAACTAGAACAGGGAGATATTGGTTGTGGGAGCTTCCAATCTTTCTTTTCTGGTTCTGGTTATCACTTAATGCTAACTAATGATTTGTTTGGTTTTAGTCCTAGTCCTGATTTGCCTTATACTCTAAAACAAACTATGAAGGATTTATTCCCTCAAATAGATCTTAGCATCTATATGAGAACAGGGATATATAGAATCCAGCATACTCCTAATCAAAAAACAAACTTATTTAAAATACCATTGACAAGAGACGAAGTCTTTAACTTAACTGCTAAAGAAATCCAAGAACTTGCTAAGAATAATCGTAGAGATTTTAAATATCATATGTTAGAAGGAGATAAACAACTAGAGACAAAGATAATAACTGAGGTTCCTAGTATCAAAGCATTTAATAAAACATCAGAGCCTACAAATGTAGTGCCATGTATACAATCAATGCTTAAAAAAGGACCTCAAGAAGGTAACAGACACGTTACAGCAATGAGGATTATCAGCCATTTCAAAAGACACGGCTTACCAAGCCATTATGCTAAAGTTGCAATATTACATTGGAATAATAATAGCATGAACGAAACATCTTTAACTGAAATGGTAGAAACGGTATACAATAGAAACTATAGATATGGTTGTCAAGATACAATACTTAGCGATCATTGCAAGACACAATGCATATATTTCAAGAGAAAAGATTATTACATAGATGTAAAAAATTCAGAAACAATGCAAGAAGAGTTAAAAGAGCGATTAACTACTGATTTTACAGGTAAAACTATTAATCTTGGAAGAATGCTTGGAATAGACAAAGAGTCTGTAATTTATCCAGGCGAACTTGTAACTATATTCGGACCAACAGGTTCTAATAAAACTACATTTGCTCAAAACTTAGCATTAGGTGTAGATTTTGTTAATCATACAATAAACAAAGATTGGCAAATACCTACATTATTTCTAAGTCTAGAACTATCATCATGGTATATGCATAGAAGACACTTGCAAATAGCATCAAATAAAACTAAAGAACAAGTAAATGACGATTATGATAATATATATGCAGTGCATAAAGATGAGTTAAATCATATTTCTATACAAACTGTAAGCCCTACATTAGAAGGTATTATGGATAAAGTAAGAGAAATGCAGCCATCTTTAGTAATTGTAGATTATATTGACTTAATAGATACATCATATAGTTTAAAATCAGAACATGAAAAAGTAAAACATGTAAGTCATGGTTTATCTAGCCTTGCTGTTAATATGGATATTATTATTATACAAATATCACAAATTAGCAGAGAATATAGCAGAAACGAAGTATTAGATCTATACGCAGGTAAAGGTTCAGGAGCGATAGAAAATGCATCAAGAAAGGTTATAGGGCTAAATGGACAATCTGATTCAAAAACTAGAGCTGTTAGATTATTCAAAAATACAGATGGCGAATTATTTGATAGTGAAGTAGAATGGACACCGTCATTTAGATTAAGGAGAGTTTAATGGGCTGGTTACTTAAAATAATACTAGATGATAGAAAAACTTTATTAATATTTTTTAATTCTATAAAATTAGGAATAATTAATACAAGTAGTTCTATATTTTATGGACGTTGCATTGTTTTTGGTATATTAAGAGTTGAGTTTCAATTTAATATAGCATTTCATAAAACAAAAAAAATCCAATTTTTTAAAGAGGATTTGCCACATGCATAAAAAAAAGAAAATAACTAGTAGGGGACGAAAGTCCCCTGCTAGAATAACAATATGGGAAAAAAAGTTTAGCAGAAAACTAAGAAGACATCATAAACAATTTGCTAAAAAAGTATTCCACAGATTGATGAAAAAATCATCAACATTGAGATCAACATTAAAAAGAAGGAGCAAAGAATATGAAGTCGAATTTAATATGTCTCTTGAGGAAGTTAGAGAACTACTTTATAAATCTTATGGAAGGACTTGCAATTACTGTAGTTCGAGATTACTTGTCAATAATATGGCATGTGATCATATTATGCCTTTGTCTTTGGGGGGCAATTCTACTGTACACAACCTTCAAATGATATGTCATAGATGTAATACAAGAAAAGGTCCTATAACACATAAAAACTTTACAAAATTACTAAAGTGGTTAAAAAAACAGGATCCAGAATTAGAACAATATGTACTTAAAAAACTAGCAAGCAGAGACTTTTAATCAATTAGGGCAATCAAACCTGGCTCCAAGTTGCAGAATAAAAACTGGCATTGTATGGGTGTGCCATACATCATAATAAATCAATGTTATGAAGCACAAGGATAGTAATGTAATCACTTATCAGATTGCCCTATAAACAAGGAGAGAAAATGAAATTTCATAAATACACAATTAAAAAGCCTATATGGCATGGAGGAAACAAAGAAAGGTCAGTCGGTATTGCGGAGTATCGACTACCTTGTTTGTTAAAGATAGACTACAAATATCCTGACGGATCAGAAATGTATCCTAATAGATATAAAATAACAAAAGGACAAGCAATGAAGTATCCTGTTAAGGTTATAGGTAATAATATAAAATTAAGAATTATACCTATAAATGAATTAAAGGAGATATAATGGCAATACATATCAAAGACATAGAAAAAGCATATGAATTGCTAAAAAAATGGTGTGACATAACATCTAGATTAGGCAATGATGGTGTTGTTATGGTCAAAGAAATGGAAAGATTGCAAAAACAAACTAAAAAAATAATATCGGAGGAATAATGCACACACATAAACAGTGGGGCGAAAAAGATATATTATATTTTTGCCCAACAAACAAAACAGTATGGCAATATGACAAATTAGGAGAGGTTCATAAATTTCCTGATATGCCTACATATGGTCTACCAAGAAAGGAGATACCTAATGGCAAGACCTAGAAAAATACGTAGTAAATTTTGGTTACTATGGTACAGAAAAGTAAGAGGTAAATCTATTAACTGGATTGCCAATAAATACAAAGTATCTAAAAGAACTGTATGGAGGCATTTAAAATGAGTCCAGAAGAGAAAATAAAAAACTACTTTAATAAGAATGAAAAAGGTGTTAAATTTGAGAAGAATAAGAAATATTTTTCATCTTTAACAGAAGAAAAAGAAGGGCATTGGGTATGTGATAACCCTCTATTTGTTTCAGGTAGCAAGGGTTTGTATCCAGTTTATAGAACAAACGGCAGGTATGGTATTTTGAATAAAAATTATCATGAGCTAGTATTAAAATCACTGCCTGCTAATTTCTATAATCGTGTAAAAATAAAAAAGCAAGATCTGAACAAAGGATCTCGAAATGTTTTAAACTTTGAGGAGGACTTATGACAATTGATGATTTAAACGCTATAAATGTTATAATAGATGAGTTTGAAGGCAACACTATAATGGGAAAACACATTAAAAAAGCCGTAAATGCCTATTTTAAGCAAGAAAAAGCAAGAATAATAGTAGCACCTGCTAAAACAATAAAAGTAGGAAAACATGCTATATTTAATAAAAAGCTAGAAACTATGAAAAGCGAAGCAGACGAAGCTTTGCTTAGGTTTAATAAGAAAATAAGAAAGCAAGGAGAGAAAAATGGCAGAAAAAAAACAGCCAAAAAAAAGAACAAATAGAGAAATAGTCAACGCTATAATGGATCTTAATCAAAGAGTTCAGCACTCTATAGAATATACAAATCATGTAGACAGAGTATTTGGTTTGTTTTTAGATTTTACAAAAAAAAGAGACGAGTTCTCTAAATTTATTGATAAAAAAGTAGAAGAAGAAAAGAAAAAGGCAAAAGAAAATGAGCAAAAAGCAGATGAAGGAGCTGATCCAAAAGATCTTCCAGCAGATACAGCAGACAAGGGAAGCGGGACAGCAGGAGTACGCAAGAAATAAAGATAATGCTTTTGCCAACTTTGAGAGGGTTGGTAAAAGCATAGGCATTAGCAGAGAAGAAGTATTAATGGTGTATCTGCTAAAGCATATAGACGGTATAAGTTCTTATGTAAAAGGACACAAAAGCCAAAGAGAAAATATAAGAGGACGATTAACAGACGCTATAGTATACATTTGTTTATTATGGGGAATGGTGGAGGACAACAATGACTAAGTGTGCTTGTTGTGGGGAGTTAATTCCAAGAACGTCAATGAGTTATAAAGTTAGCTCAGGATTTATAGAAAAAGATGGAAATTTTATAGAGGATGCCAAAATACTTGTTCATCCAGAATGCTCTTATTTAATAGAGCCATTTCATTTACTAGAAAAAACATTAAAAGAAAGTTAACGACCTAACCTAGGTGGATCAGGTTCTTCTGATTTTTTTATTTCAGCTCTTTTTCTACTAGCACTTCTTAAAGGCATTCCAAATAATGTTTCAGGAATCCTAGCTGGATTATTAATAATAGAATTTTCTCTCCAAGGTACTATATCTCTAACCATCCTTCCAAATGGAAACATTGTATAGATATAATAATCAGATAATTTTGTATAATCATCATCAGCAAACTCTCTAATTATAGACATAGGTATTCTTGCACTTGGAGGAGTTATAATTTGCAAAGGAGCAACAGCTCCAGGCCATTGTCCAAAGAACGCCCTATCTCTTTCCTTTTCATCACCTAAAGCCCATTCAGATGTATCTTGCAACCAAGACCAAGGAGCTGGTAGCACATTATTAAACAAGGAATACATAAATGCACCACTTAAAGCATAAGACATCATATCTGCAGCCATAGTTCTTCTTAATCTATTAAAAGATTCTGTTCCAGGTCTAAATCCATATATTTTAGCTTTAGCAAATACTTCGTTTCTAAATCTTACAGAGTTATAAGACCACAACATAAATCTCGTCATAGTTTTACCTAATCCAGTTCTTGCAAATGCAGGTCTATAAGGAGCATTATATAAAAATTGAGTTAATTTTACACCTTTATTAGCCATTTCAATTAATATAGGATGTCTAGGATTTGTTATAGCCCCACCAAACCTTTCATATGCTTTTATATAGTGAGCAATCCAAGCATCTGTTCTTAACATTTGCTCTGGAACACTCATAAACTTACTAGCAAAATCCATAACTTTGCCACCTAATTGATATTTTTTAGCAGTTTCCCTAATAGTAGCTCTATCAATTGGTTGTTCTGATTTTATGCCTTTAATTAAATCTTTCATAAAGTTTTTAGCTTTAGTATTACCTCTTATAGATGCTTCCATACCCCATTGATACATAGTTTGCTCAGGAGTAACACCTAAACTTCCTACAAAATCAAGAACATCTTTTCTTGTCTTTAAGTCAGGATTAATTTGTTGTAAATACTCATAATTTCTAATCTTTTTCATAGTTTCAGTACCAACAGACATCCAAGTATGCATAGTACCACCAAATATATTATTAATAGGAGTTTTTGGATGTGTCATTAAAGTAGCTAATTGATATTGACCTTCTATATTGGACCATCTTTTTATAGTATTAGCATCAACAGGTTCCATGCCTTCTGGTAATTTTGAACCAATTCCTAATTTTTTAGCGATACTATTTGTTAATCTTGCTATTCTATTATCAGCCCACCAACCATAAGGAGTTGCATCTAACCTCATGGAAGGATTGTTATATAAAGCATCAGGAACTACAACAGGATTTCCAACAGCTTCTCTTGCATATAATGTCCAAAAATTAGACCAATTTTGCACTAATTCTTTGCCTTCTACGTCATCTTTATTTTTAACCCATTTTTTATAGTTATTTTTATTCATATTATTAATAATAACTCTTGACATCATATTAGTCATTTGTCTATAGAATGTATGAGATAATTTATGTAAGTAAGATTCCATTGCTCCAGGGCCAACATCCCAGCCTGGCATGTCTTCAGACCTTGAAAGCATATTACCAAACCTTTTATTAGGTTGATCTAAATCAATATCTTGGTCTTGCATTTGTTGTTTTAAGCCAAGTTCTTTGGTAGTAGCATTAAAAAGTAAAGCATCTTGCTGTTTCCACATTTCATAATCTGCAAAATCCCAATCACCTAACAATGTTTTATACTTTAACATTATTTTTCTTTGTTCAGCTTTTCTTTCTTTGGAGTTTAAATCTTTTCTATTGTTAAGATCTTCTACAGCTTTCTTTTGTGCTTTTTTAATTTCAGCAACTTTAAAGAATATATGTGGATAATAACCTTTTTGTTTTCCTGTATTTGTAATTAAAAGTTTTTCTAATTTTTTACCTTCAGGTCCTTTATCAGGAGTAAAGAATTTCTTTTTAGATAAAGGCAAACCGTTATATTGCTGTATAGTTATAGATTTTTTAGTATTTTTATTAACATATTTAATAGTAGGCAAAATATCATACATTAACGACCTAGTCATATGTCTAACGCCATCTATGCCTAAATCATGCATAAATTCTGTTGCACCCTTAGAACGCATTGCTTCTATATCTTTTATAAATAATTTAGTGTCAAGTCTAGGCTGTTTATCTTTTTTACTAAACCAACCTATTTGATACTTTTTAAGACCAATATTATTTCCATTTTCGTCTAATTTACCAGTAATCTTTTCATGCATTTTTCCAGTAAATTTTTCTAGAGCTTTTATAGTTCTAGTAACTATTTGACTGCCAGTCATAACTTTTTTAGTTCCATCTGGCTGAGAAACAGGGAAGTTTCTATTTTTAATATCTGCCCAATCATTATTTACTTTAGATTGTTCCCATAATTGTTCATATAAATCATGATTTCTTCCCTTCTTTTCGTGCAACCTAACTGAAAGTCTCCATATTCTATCAGCAAAATCAGTTTCTGTTTCTATAGTTTTTAAAAATCTAAAATCAGCATCAAAATCTTCAAGTAACTTTCTAGAAAGATTATCAGCAGCACTTTGAAATCTTCCAATATACTTTGTTAAAATCTCTCCATATTGAGTAGGTACTAACATCTTTCTTTCAGTTAATGTTAAATTTCCTGGATTTTCTAAAAAGAAACCTTGTTTAGGCATAAACTTAATATCATGTGCCATCATTTTTCTAGACACTGATTCTGGAAACTCCATATAATCAAATCCAGATATACCTTTTTTCATTCTACCTTTTAATGCTGTTTGTAATTTTTGCAACCAATTACCACTTTTAATATGCTTAAACCATCTATTAATAGTAGCAAGGTCTTGTATATTCATTTGATTAATATTTTTAGGAGTTCCAGTTATACTATAATGAATACCTGCTAACACTTGGTTTAAATCCTTGCCTACAAAATCAGGCTCTTGTTTAAGATAGTTAGTTAATTCAGAAACTACTTTACTTTGTTTAGAATTAAGGATACCTGGTTTAAGTCCGTCATATCCAATATAATCTCCTACATAATTAGTTATAACTCTTTTAGCCATTTTACCACTAGACTTTTCTGCAAAAGATACGTCAAGTTTATCAGATTCTTTATCAAACTTTTCCATTTCTTTAGTTTCAGCATCTTCTACTTTTTCAGTCATCTTTCTAAAGTATTTATCTTTAGCCATAATAAACTTTTGTATATTAATAGGAGCCACTACTTTAGAATTATATGCCAATTGAGTAGAAGAAGTTTTAGAGCCATCTGTAAGTATTTCTTTTACTGCATCATCAAAGATCCACTTTTCTTTTGTCTCCCCTCTTTGTTTTAAAAGCTTAGGTAAGTTTTTTATACTATCAGCAGTTCTAAAAGAGCCTATTAGCAAAGTATCATACAGCTCTTTTGCTTTTGCATCTGGAAGTTTATGTTTAAATCTTTTTATCTCTCTATCTAGAGTGTTTTGATCCATTAGCATGTTTTTGTACTTAGAATCTTTTTTTCCTAAAATAGTTTCATTTAGCCTGTTAATAACTTCAGACATTTCTTGAGTATAACCATCAGGATTAATCTTAGTATTGTATTTTCTATAGTTTAAATAATTAGCAACTTTAATTAAGTCTACATGTTTTGTTATAGCACTTACTAATTTAGGGTTCATTTTATCGCCACCTATTGCTAAAATTCTATCAAATGTAGCCATATCATCTAAATCTTGGGATATAAATTCTTCTAATGTTCCAAAAGATTTTTGCCATTCTTCCATATACTTTTGTTTATCCCAATTTTTTCTAACTCCCTCTTTTTCTTGCATAAACTTAGGCATATACTTTTCATAGGCATCTGATATTTCTTTTATACTGCTATTTTGCATTAATAAATCTAAATTCCAATGTTTGCCTGAAGCATCCGTTCTCCATAATTCATTTTCCATAACATATTTCATAAAATCTGTATGAGGAGTTTCAAAATACGTTCTAAACATAGAGTCTTTTAATGCTTTATATTTAGGGTTTCGAGTTAATAAATTATGAAAATTATATACTTCCGTCATAGTTTCAGGATTTAATCTATTAAAAACAGATACCTCTGCATTATAATCTCTTAAAGTTTCAGCAATTTTTGGCATAAATGTATTTCTTTCATTAGAAGTCCAATTACCTTGATTAAGCTTACTTCTTATTTCTTGTAATGTAAATTTTCTGCCTTCAGCATAATTCCTACTATATAAAGCAGAATTAATACCATCTATTTGGCCTATTCTTCCTTCTGTATACCAATTGTTTATAGCTTTATTAATATCTTTCTTTGCCCATTCTGCTTTTTCAATAGGAATATTAACCCATTTTTTTGATTTTTCAGAATATGTTCTAAGTTTTGTTTCAAAATATGCGTCATATAACAAATCTCTTATACCATCTCTTCCAATAGTTCCTCTGTGATAAGGGTCTGCTGAAAATGCAGTAACATCTCTTGTTAATGATTTTTGATATTCACTTGATGGTTTAGCAGTAACTACAACTTCAAACAATTTTCCATTTTTTGATTCAAATGTACCAGCAGATTCTTCTCCCCTGTTGTTTTTAATAGTGCTCCAACCAGCTCTAAAAGAACTAGTCATAGTAATGCTTGGTCCTAATTGTGCTCTATTTTCAGCAGCTTTTTCACCTGCATGTAATCTTGCCCTAGGCAAAAATTTAAATGCTGGGTCAGAAGCAATATCAGTCATAGGATCAGAACCCTCTGGTATTAATATTTTATCTTCGTGTGTTTTGCCTGGAAGAAAGTCTTTTTTTGTTTTTAACGCCATTTCATTTGCATGATTTTCTCTAGCGGCTCCTTTAGGAATAGCTTGATTTTCTTTAGTAAAGTGGGCTCTTTCATGATTAATAACAAACTCTTCCCACTGTTCATACGTTTTAAAGGCATCTTCTGGTAATGGCTTTACACCTTTCATCCTTGCTTTTGTCCATGCTTTTTGATCAAATTTCTCTCTTAAAAGCTTTTTATCAATAAATATTTCTTTAGTTTTATAATTAGTTCTTGCTGCTGTAAATGTATCTGGAACAACGCTTGAAGGAATATTTGATGTAAATTTTACAGGAATATTAGGAAGAGGTTTTCCAACCTCGCCAACAAACTCATTTGTTTGTGCCTTTATTGCATCCTTCCACGTTTCTTTAAAGCCAA